CTGTGTCTGGACACCCACTAGCCTTTAAGAGTGGCAACAATAGCTACACAGATGGTGTAACAAGCAGTGGTACTCCTGGTCAGTCTGGGGCAAGTGTAACCTTTGCAGTACCAACCTCTGCACCTGGAATAGGACTAAGATACTACTGTACTGTACACGGTAACGGAATGGGTAACAGTATAACTACTAGCGGAGTACCTATATCATTATCAGCGCAAGGTAAAGCTACACATACTCCTGCCTCTATATCTGCTGTAATAGATAAAGTAGTACCAAGCATAAGAGGATTAGCGTTCTTTACATTACCTGATGTAAATGCTACTATAGCCCAGAACTTAGATGATCCTATTGGTGTACTCTTTCCATTTGATGACTTTGCAGATACATTTAGTAGAGGCAGAACGGTAGTAATAATAGCACCTACTATAGGTAATAGAACTGTATACATAGCTGCTGAAAATAGAACTGTAGTTATACGTCCTGTAAGAAGAGACAACGTAGTATACATAACTAATTAAGGATAAGATATGTCTTACAAATGGCCTGAAAAAGATCCTGATGAAACAGCAGACTTTAGTGTAGACTGGTCTAGGTTTCTAGGGTCTGACTCTATTGTATCGTCTACCTTTTTTGTTGATGATGCAAATGGAACAAAGACAGAAGTATCAACTGCACAATTTGTAAATGGGTTACAGTTCATTGCAGGTACTCTTGCTGGTAATGTAGCCACTTCACGTTTTGGCGGTGGTCTAAATAATGTAAGGTATAACATTACATGTCGTATTAATACTACTCAAGGACTTACATACGAGCGTTCTGTAACATTACCAATTAGGAATAGATAAAATGGCTTATGATTTTATTGGTTTAGTCAATGATGTTAATCATAGATTAAACGAAGTTGCTTTAGTAGAAGCAAATTTTACCGCATCTACAGGTTATTACAGTATAGCTAAAGACGCTGTTAACTCTGCAATAAGACATATTAATCAAGAAGAGTTTGAGTGGCCTTGGAATCATATACAAAGTGAATTGGTTTTAGCTGCAGGTGGTATGAAGTATTACTATCCTACAGATGCCAAAACAATAAACATGAACTCGTTCCGTATAAAGAGAGAAGATAGTCTTGGTACAGGAACGGTAAAATTAAAGTCGCTAGTATATGAAGAATGGCTAGAGAAGTATGCTGATGATGAGTTTAACACAGACACAAGTATACGTGGTGTTCCTAAATTTATTGTGCGTACACCTAGTAGGGAACTAATTTGTCATCCTGTACCTGACAAAGCATACACTATAGTTTACGAATACTACTCAATGGGATACGATTTAGAGAACCCTTTAGATGTACCATCTCTACCACAGCAGTACAGGTTTGCTATTGTTGATGGTGCAATGTACTACGCATTTCAATTTAGAGGTGATACACAGGCTGCAGACGTAGCTCTTAGAAAGTTTGAGAAACAAATAAAAGATTTACGTGTAATAAATATAAACAGAACACCATACCTAAGAGATAGAAGAGTTACTTTTTAATGCCAGTACAATGGACAACTTTCCCTATGGAGTTCAAAGGTGGGTTAATCTCCAACCTTACTCCATTACAACAGGGTACTAATGCTATAGGATCTGCTACTATACTACAGAACTTTGAGTCTGATAGAGAAGGAGGCTATAGTAAACTAAAAGGTTATAGTAAGTTTAGCGAAACGTTAGTTCCAGGTGCTGGTGAAGTTCTTGCTATGAAAGTTGTATCTTCTGGCAGAGTTGTAACAGCTAGGAAGATGGACAATGCTACTGTAACGGAATACCAGACAGCTACGTCTACTGTTAATGGTGCAGTATCTAGTGCTACAGCAGTGTCTCTTGATAATAACACAGCTACAGCTATAGTAAATGGTGCTATTACTTCAAAGACTACAGTAGTCGTAGATAGAGTACGTGCCTTTACAGGTTTAACAGGTACAGCCTCTGCTACTGGTGCAAGTGGTACATTTGATATTACAAATACAAACGGCACGTATACAGCAGCAGTAAATGCAGCAGGTACAGGATATGCAGTTAACGAAACAGTAACAGTAGTAGGTGCAAACTTAGGCGGTGCTACTACAGCAAACAACGCTACTGTTACAGTAAGTAGCATAGCCCCTACTACACACACTACCCCAGCAAATACTTACAATGGATCAGCAGGTACTGGTCTTACTTTTAATGTTACTAGAACTGGTGCTGTTTATAGTGTAGCTATTGTCAGTGCAGGTACAGGTGGGTATAAAGTTGGAGAAACTGTTACTGTAGCTGGTGCAGCGTTAGGCGGTGCTACCACTGCCAATAATGCAACGATTACAGTAGGTAGTATAAACAATGTTGCTGTTACATACACTAATCCAACGCAGTCTGCTTATAGTGGTTCTGGTAGTAGTGCTACATTCAATGTAATTAAAACAGGTGCTACGTATACCGTAGCTATTACTGCAGCAGGTTCAGGTTATACAGCTAGTGAAACAATTAAAGTAGTAGGTACACAGTTAAACGGTGCTACTACAGCCAACGATGCAACCATAACAATAACTACAGTAGATGGATCAGGTGGTATAACAGGAGCCACCATAGCAGGTACAGGTTTAGCTGAAGGCACTGTAGCAACTGCGGTTATCACTGGTACTGCCATAAATACTGGTCCTATAACAGGTGTTACTGTTGCTGGTACTGGCGCATCCTTTGGAACTATTACTAGAGGTATGCTTGTAACAGGCACTGGTATCACTGGCGCTGTAACAGTAAAGACAGTAACAAGTCAGAATAGTATTATACTGGACACAGCCGTATCTATAGCCGATAACATTGTACTTAGTTTTGTTACTAATATAAAAGCTGGTATGTTTGTTACAGGTGCAGGAATATCTGGTACTGTAAAAGTAGCATCATTAACAAACCAAAATAGTATTGTACTTGATTCAGCTCAATCATTAGCAAATAATACTGTTCTTACTTTTGGTACATTTCACGGTACTCAAGTTAATAAAACATTATACTTTCACGGTACAGGAACTACTTGGGCGCACATAGGTACAAGCTCGTCTACAAACACATTAAAATCTAGGTTTACTGACTTTAACTTTACACAAGAAGACAAAACTATATTTGTAGATAGTAAAAGTTTTCCAATAGTATATAATGCTAGTGGTAATACTATGGTATCACTAACATCGTCAAACAGTTCGGATGTACAAGGCGCAGAGAATGTTGTACTTTTTAAGAACCACGCTTTCTATTCTAAAGGTAGTAAGATATTCTTTACAGCACCAAACACAGTAGATGATTTTGCTACAGGCAATGGTGCTGGTACAATAAATGTTGGATATGATGTAACAGGTATGATAGGCTTTCGTGAACAGCTTATCATTTTTACTACAGACACAATTAAAAAACTTGTAGGAACTACTTCCTCCGACTTTAAACTAGAGCCTATATCAGACAAGATTGGTTGTATTAACCCTGATACAATAAAAGAGTTTGGTGGTGATGTAGTATATCTATCTCCTGATGGTGTACGTTTACTTGGTGCTACAGACCGTATTGGTGACTTTGCTCTTGACGTTGCCTCAGATCAGATATATAAAGATGCTCAAGAGTTTATAGCACAGACAGATACGTTTTGTTCTGTTTTAATTAGAGGTAAATCTCAGTACAGAATATTTGCATATATACCTACTGTACAGGCACCTGCTGCTGGAGGTTTAATAGCAACAAAGTTTATTGCACAAGGTGGTAGTGGTATAGCTTGGTCTAGAACTAAAGGACTAAAAGTAAACGTAGCAGACAGTACCTATTCAGGTGCAACAGAAACGGTACTGTTTGGTAATGATGATGGCTTCTGTTATAAGATGGACTCAGGTAATTCTTTTGATGGCGATCCTATTGAGGCTATATATGAGTCTCCCTTTATGCCAATTACAGATCCACAAATAAGAAAAACAATGTATAAGCTTACGTTGTATGCACAGCCTCAAGGAACTATGAACCTTGACGTAGGCTTTTCAATAGACTTCGACTCTAAGAATGATCCTGGAATAATACAGCCTCCTGTTATACAAATAGGTGCATCTGGTGGTGGCGTAAGTTTATATGGTGCATCTACTTCGATATATGGTAATGCAAACACTAAGTATGGTGGTAACCTAGACAAAATATATAAAGAAAATTTAGTAGGCTCTTTTAAAACAGTAGCTATGAGAATAACAGATAACTCAATAAACCCAACCTTCACTCTTGACACAGCGGTGCTTGAGTACAGAGAACATGATAGGCAGTAACAATGGCAGGTTATACAAGACAAGCAGCAGCTAATATAGTCACAGGTAGCGTTGTTGACGCTGACGACTTTAATGATGAGTACAATCAGATACAGTCAGCATTCAATGCTAGTACTGGTCACACACATGATGGTACAGCAGCAGAGGGCGCACCTATTGAAACTATAGGACCATCTCAAGATATAGTTGCTACAGCAGCAGCACTTAGACCTAAGACTACTAACGCTGTAGATTTAGGTACAACAGCACTACAATACAAAGATGCTTACTTTGATGGTGCAGTAAAAACAGATACACTTACTGTGGATGAGAGTGCTACTATAGCAGGTAACTTAACTGTTAGCGGAACCTTTACTGATGGAGGAAGCGGTACACAAACTGTAGCAAGGCAGTCAATATCTGGTGGTACTGGTATAACATATAACAACAGTACTGGTGTTATTAATTGTGATATTAATACACCTGCAGAAGTGGGGTTATCTTCTTTATCAAGTAATGGAAATTCTTTGTCAGGTAACTTTTCTGTTTCAGGAGCAATTACTGCAACAGGTAACGTAACAGCTTTTTCAGATGAAAGACTTAAAGAAAACGTAGAAACTATTGAAGGTGCGCTAGATAAAGTGTTACAGATGCGTGGCGTAACTTTTAACTACAAAAGCGAACTCAATGATGGTCAACGTGGCACAGGTGTTATAGCTCAAGAGATGCAGCAAGTTATGCCAGAGGTTGTAGAAGAAGGTGAGTATCTATCTGTAGCATATGGTAACATAGTAGGTGTACTAATTGAAGCTGTAAAAGAATTAAAAGAAGAACTAGCTAATTGCAAGTGTAAAAAGTGTGAGTGTGAGTAATGGCTCTTCAGACTAGTGGTGCTATTAGTCTAAATGATATACACGTAGAAGTTGGTGGTACTAGTGGCACTAACTGCTCTCTTAATGATGCAGATTTTCGTTCACTAATAGGTGTAAGTGATCAGGCTAACCAAAGTTTACTACTATACTATGGTCAGTCTAATGAAATACCTCTAACTTCTGCTGGTAATGTAAACGGACAAGCACAAAGAAAACAAATCTCAGCTTCTAGTTTTATATCTTCTGGAGGAACTCTAAGTATACCATCAAATATGTGGGTTTGGTCAGATGATAGAACAGTAGCAGCATTGACTGTAGATATTCCTTGCACTATTATAAATAACGGTAAAATAATAGGTAAAGGTGGTCAGGGCGGCTCTGGTCTTAGAGTAAAAAACTTACCGCATCCAACCACTAGTGCTTACAACGCTGGTTACGGCACAGTTAATTTAGGTACTGGCTCAGATGGTGGTCCTGCTATTAACGTTACATCTTCAGGAGTAACTATTATAAACAAATCAGGTGCTTATATTGCTGGTGGCGGTGGCGGTGGTGGCGCTGGTGGTGTTGAACCAATGAATACCGCTGCAGGTGGTGGTGGTGGCGCTGGTGGTGCAGAAGGTGGTTACAGAGTTGGACCAGGTTCTTTTACTGATGGTCAAGGTTCTGGATGGCCTAACTATACTACAAACGGACCTCAATATTCTCAGTTTGGTATATACGGAACAGGTAATGGGAATGGACCTTCACTTGGTTATGGTGGAGAACTTAACCAAAGAGGATGGTACGTTTCCGTATCGAACTCTCCCAACTACGGAACTTGGTCAAAAAGTTATACTCATGGTTATGCTGGTGGTCCAGGTGGACCTGCTTCAGGCGAGGATCAAGCATCTATGTCTGGACAGGGTGGTGGTAGAATACTTCCAGGCTCTAGGGCAAACTCTCCTAATTATGGCTCTAGTGCTACTACTTCTTACGGTGGCGCAGGAGGAGAAGCTGGTGGTAATGGCAACTCCGCTGGTGGTTATGGAGGTTCTTCTGGCGGTGGTGGTGGCTGGGGTGCAGCAGGTGGTAGAGGATACAGAGGTGCTTTTACAAGTGTACAATGTCAAGGCGGCAACGCAGGAGCAGCTATAACAGGCACGTCAAGAACACTTAGCAATAGCGGCACAATTTATGGTGGAACATAATGGCACTACAAACTAGCGGTCCTATTAGTTTAAACGACATGCACGTAGAGGTAGGTGGCAGTAGTAATAGTTTATGTTCTGTAAATGATGCAGACATTCGTGATCTAATTAGTAGGGGTGCTAACACTTCACAAAACTTTCAAGAGTACTATGGTAAATCAGCAGAGACATCATTACCCACTGGTGGTAGTACAGTAAACGGACAAGCACAACTGAAACGTATAAATGCATCAAGTTATATTTCATCTGGTGGTACACTAAGGATTCCTTCTAATATGTGGGTATGGTCAGACAGTACGTCACATGCTGCATTAACTATAGACATACCATGTACTGTTATAAATGATGGTAAAGTTATAGGTTGTGGTGGTAGGGGTGGAAATGCTGGTTATAATAGTAGTAGCTTTGCTGGTGTTGCAGGTGGAGCAGCCATAAATGTTACATCTAGTGGTGTTACAATTACTAATTCATCTGGTGCTTACATAGCAGGGGGTGGCGGTGGAGGCTCTACTAGTGCTGTAAGACACACTTCAGGCACGTACCAGATGGGAGGCGGTGGCGCTGGAGGAGGCGCAGGAGGCGGTAATGGTGGTTCAGGAGGCGTACGTTCAGGTAATTCTACTTCAGGAGGCAGTAATGCTGCAGGAGGAGCGTTAAACGCAACAGGAGCTAACGGTTCATATTCTGATCCTTATACGGGTGGAGGCGATTCATATGCTAGTGCTGGAACAGGTGGTGGTGCTGGTGGTGGTGCAGGAGGTGCTGGAGGACAGCAACAATACCTAGCAGATGGCGGTGCAGGAGGGCGTATATTGCCAGG